GAGTTTCTCTCGGAATCCCAAATTCGTCAGTATACCTACCAGTAAGATTATTCTTAGTAAAACAACGTACGCTTTTCTTATGGAAGTATGATCTCTTGCTTGCAACATCTTTTATAGCTGAATCTCGCTCAGCAATGATAAACTGAGTTGCAGTTTTGGTGCTATATGTAATTTCTTCTGTTCCGATAACAACTCGACCATCTCTTTCAGGAAAACCGATTGTAGAGAACACATCAATGCGATCTCCAACTCCAGCATTCTGAGAAAGAGCATTCATCAGGAATGTACGGCGAGCAATCGAGAATTTGCCCTCTTTACTTCCAGGAGAAATAGTCAGAGTGTATAATCTACTACCTTGATATGGTTCACCGACAATATTGTCGATGATTGCAAGAGCAGCTGTCAGTTCTGGGTTATATGGGTCGGGTACTTGTCTAATTTCATTACCAACAACCTCACGGATGTCACCAGAGATAACTTCGACTAGTAAAAGCTCTTTACTATTCCAACCAGACTCCGAACTCTTGAAAACATTCTCTTTCGGATAGAAAATGTCTGGTTTGACACTAAAAAGAATCTGGAAAATGAATTCCAAAGATTGTGGCGTACCTTTGACTTGATAAAAGTCCTTGATACGCTTAACGAGCAAGTTTTTGTTGCTCTGGTCTCTAAGATACTGATATGGGAAACCAGAAGTATATTGCTCTTCGTATTGTTTGATTAATCCTGCCAGCAGCAGGTTGCTTAGGTTGCTAACTTCAGCAAATTGTTTATGGACATCTGTATTACTGTCAACAAAGCTGATATCATTGTATAAATCGCCAATTGTCGTTTTTGCACTATATCCTCTAATGCAATTTTGAAACTGGGTATCGTTTTTAGTCTCATACAGGAAAATTTCCTGATCGATCATTATCAGACCGTTCTTATCAGGAAATCCGTCAGTCTTATCAACTGTAATATGAATGTTTGCTGAACCATCAGCAATTTCTTGCTCTAGGGAACAAGTTTTGACAAGAATTTCAGGAGAGAAGGTATCAACGTCAAGATACTTCTCAAAATTCTGAATAATACTAGTAGGTCCCTCTCCGATAGAGAGTGCTTCGTAGTATTTCGACAGAAAATTAGTTACGAGGGGGTAATCCTCGACAATGAAATCAGGAAGCTGATTTTCAATCAGTGCTGCGAGACTAGGACCTTGCATTTATCAGATTAATGATTCTTTCTTGATTAGGAAGACGCTACTTGTCAAATCTAAAGTTAGATATGCTTCACGGAGTGCATTGATGTCTTTATTTTTAGGAGAGACTCTAAGTTCAATCCTATCGTCATCATACGTTCCCCTGATTATATTTAACCGATTCAACATTACCTCTCCTTTGAGGTAATCAATCGTTCCTTGCTGTGCATTTAGCACAAAACGATCTTTTGTAGTTGCATCGATCTTATAAAGATAGACATTGCCGACTTGATCGTCAGCTAAGTAAACAACATCGTTTGGATAGTCAGCAAGTACAAATCCTGTACTCTGAACTGATGGATCGGTACATCCGCTCCTGACAACATTTTGATAACAGATTTCGTACTGAGCAACAGTGTTCAATACTGGAATGAAATCTTTTCTGAGCGTTACTGAAGTTTCGTTAGATGTAATAGCAGAGTTGGTGGCATCAATGATACCGACAATTCGACTATATTTAAAACGTCCGTTAAATTTCTCTAAATCAGAACTACCTTTATAGCTAGTAAGAGAATTAAGAACCTCAGCTTTAATTTGAGACTCATTGAGAGTCGTTTTAGACTGATTGTAATATACAACCGAATCTAATTCGACATATGTAATAGAAGGGTCAACGATTTCTGGTGTGACAGAAACCACGGCATACTTCTTAAGTTCTGCCGAAATTAAGTTTTTCGTATATTGCGACAGTTTAGTTGCAAAACGAGGTTTAATTACAATTTTGACTTTTCCGTATTCTGGCGGGTCAGCTTCTTCTCCACCAAAGCAAACAATGTCAGCAATCGCAGGGTAAATACTACGGATAACTGATTCGTAGTCATCTGCGGTAACTGCTCTATTTTGCGCATTGAAAACTTTTGGAGCGTTTCTTTTAATACTATCGATTGATTCAAGTTTTTCTCCTCCTGATGCAGCTGCAACAGTAGTAAGGTTTATTTGCGGTGCATAATTAATATTACCTACTGAATCTTCAATTACAGCAGAAAAGGTGAATACCTGAGCGGCATTAGCAACTTCTCCATTAGTAACGATATAAGAGACTTCAATAAAGTTATTAGTAGTAAGTTTTGTTCCTAATACACCATCTCCAAATATAATTTCATATCTTTCGTCCTCTCCTTCTTGTAAGAAGAAAACATTAGATTCTCCATTATGCCCTATAATATTAGAAGCTAATTGATATTCAGTAATATTTGTATTATCTAAAGTTTCCCTAACAGTTACTTTAATAGTGCTAGTATCAATATTTGGATTCCTTAGGATAAATCTCTGAGGAATAGCAGCATTAAATGTAAAGTTTTCGACTACGTAGTTGCCTTCTTTAATTTCAATATCATTAAAGGTTGCAACATCAAGAGAATCAACACTCGCAATATAGTCTCTTATTGTAATAAAGGAATATGAAACGCCATTAATTCTGGTGAGAAATTGTGAACCTCTAGGAAGGGTAACAATCTCAGGAACGCTAGCGTCAGCTATGTAATTAGCAGTAACGGTAACTATAGCTGTTGGTGCTACCGATGACTTGGGAACATATCCAATTTGCTTTGCCAGAGACACTACGTTGTCTCTCAGAGTGGCGGAAGGCAAGAATGCCTCATTGACTACCATATTGGCGTTAAACGCCGTGTAGTACGTATTATAGGCAAGTAAATCGATCAGAGTCGATAAGGTCGAGCCTTCAAAATCGTAATCAGTAAAATCGCTATTAGATCGCAGGTACTCTTTTAGAGCAGTTTTGACCTGATCAAAATCTAAATTTGCAACCTGAATGTAAGACATTATCGAGTTCTCTCTAAGAAGAAGTCTATTTCGCGTACCTGAACGTCAGTGTTGACACCTATGATTTCAAATGCAAGAACTACATCGAAACCATTGCGCTCGTAGTTTAAGTCAACATCAACCCGAACAAGATCGACTCTTGGTTCATACTTTCTAATGACGTACTCAATTTCCTGACTGATCAGAGAAGCTGTAGCAGCGTCGAGAGGTTCAAACAGATAATTGGCAATATCACTGCCAAGATCGGGTCTATAGAACCTCTCGCCTTTACGAGTAGAAATAATATTGTACAATGCCCTTTTCACTGCAGTTTCACCTGTAGTGTTGAGTACATCCTTAGTAACGGGATTGATACCCATCGAGATGGATAAATCCTTGAATTTAACCTCTCTTGGCATTGTAGTTTAGGGATCTAAGGTATGTATATCAGTTCTCTGACCTTTCTGTAGGAACTGATTTCTTTTCGCTAGATTTTCGCATCAATGCATCAGCCCGTTGATCGGTGATGAGCACCATACCAGATTTCTCAAACTGGTCTGAATAGTCTACAGGTGTCTTTCTCGGAATTGGCATCAATTTGTTCCTATTGGGTAAGCAGGAAAACTTTTTACGGGGTTTTATCCCGACGCTTTATTTATTGTCTGACTCTTCGGGCGTTTTCCAGAAGTAATCATCTGTATCTCCTAGTCTACCCCATCTCACACCGTTCTCAACTTGATAATACTTGGTCGAAACCTTGAAATCAGGTGTCTTGGGTGTATCTGGAGTGATTGACAAGTCATACAACCGCATTCGGTTGTTAGGATATAGAGCAAATTGACCATTGTCGAGCTCAATACAGTTGTGAGACTTATGTTCTTGCGGATTTTCGCTCACATTCGTGTTTGTAACATCACAATCAGAGTGATAGTTGTCCAAAGTGAACAAATATGAACCTTTTTGCTCCCCATAATTGCGGGTATACAAAGAAACGTCCATACTGCCAATGAATTGCTTCTCGACTACCCTCAAACCATAATCCATACAGTTCCAAAACTGCAAATTTGGCAAATCTAAGTCTGGGGTAGGTGTTTCGGGACGACTAACAAAGGCACTGATCGGAAGCTTGTCGTAAAGAGCGCCATATTCGGGTAAATATGTCTCAAAATAAAAAGCACGTCCAGGAATCGACTTAGCCGATACCCAAACGCCCTCAACAAACTCACCGTGTCCGTCAATATGGTCTCTAAGATACTCTTTTCGGACCCATACTGTACGGGAAGGTAAATTAATTACTAATTGCATCTAATTCCCACGTAGGTGGATGAAATTGGCAGTACTCATTGAAGATGATTTTCATCTCTTTATCAGTTAGTTCCGCGTTCCTTGCTGCTTTGGGTAAATTCCATTTAGCAGCCCATAACATTTCCATCGATTCGCGGGTATTAGGTCTCACTTACCTTGTCCGCGATACTGTTTTTGCTTAGCATTGCGGGAAGAAGCTGCAAGTTTTGTATTTGCAGACTTGCCTTGACGTGTTTTCTTTGGTTTTGCAGGCATATACCCGCCGATTGATCCATAAAGGGCCATAATTAATCGCAAATAATGTCAGAGTTGTCAGTTGAAGCGCGGTTGTTTTGCAATCCACCTTTACCACCAATTGTTTTGGTGATTGTTGGATCTACATTCACACCTGGAGCAGCTGCATCGATATCGAATGAAGCTTCACCTCCACCACTACCACCTCCACAGCCGTCTGAACCGCCTGCAAGACCTGCAAGCATACCAGCGATAGTAAAGATACCAGCGGCAGCGCCGATGGCAGCAACAGCACCTAGACCAGCTCCTGCAGCGGCAGTAGCCATAGAGGTTGCTGCGCCTCCACCAGTGCATAATAGCACAGTTGGTGATCCTATGGCAACAGCTGAACCGCAGTTGATTGGATCAGAGATCCTTGCAAGAGGTAATCTAGTGGCACACATCTTTGGAGCAAGTGCTACTAGGATAGCATCCGTCTCTGCATCCAGAGTTTTTGCCGTAGGTACTGGAATTGCGGGAACATCTGTACCAGCCATTACTGTTTTGCAAACAGCTTCCACTTGTCCAGGGTGGCAAGCAGGATTTTCTCCGCAAGGTTTGCAGTGGGGAAGACGGGGTGCCTTGTCGTGCAGCGGTTGAACCTTAGTGACAAGCACTGTTGTGACTAAAGATGGACCATATGTCATCGGTGGCCAACAGATGTGCCCCGTGCAAGTGCCAGTAACTAGACCTAATGCAGCCATTTAAATCCTAGTATGTAATAATGTGTGGTCTCCACGCAGATGTTGAGCAATCGTAGTCTCTTTTCTGCCTCTTTGTATATTTAGAAGCTTTGTTGAACCATCGTTCATAGACTGTTTACCGTCATAATGCGCAATTTCTCTACTATTAGCGTAATTAAATGCCGTGCCACGGTCCTCACCAACAAAAAGACGCGCAATTGCAGTAGCTGGTACTACACTAGGAGCGGAAAATGTCAAAGATGCACCCGCTTGAGTTGTATCAGACTCGTATGTCATCAAAATCGTGCGCTCAGTATTGATAGAATACGTTCCAGCGTCCACTGCATCGGTCATTGTTATTTGATTATTGTTAATATCAATCGCTGCAATACTAATAACGCCGCCACCAGATCCTTTAACTCCTTCAACGCGCAGTCCAGGTGCAACATCCTCAATTTCTGCATTAAAAAGTATTTCGGTAACTGTAACAACAGTTGTTCCGTCAGCAGTAATATTCATTGCAACTCCAGGAATCAATCTTAAAACCTCATTGTATGACATTGCACCTCCATCTAGACTGATACGAACACCAACAAATAGTTTTTCGTAGAAGTCCATTTCAGCAAATCCAACATTTTGGATAAAACGACTATTAGCAGTGATATCTCCAGTACCAGTAATCTCTGGATTAGGCAGATCGATAGTTACAACTGGTTCTTGAACATAACCCTTTCCAGGATTGATTATATTAATTGATGTAACACGACCTTGAGTAACAATAGCTTCTACAGTTGGTGCTCTTCCATCTTCCAAATCAGGAGCATTGAATGAAACGTTAGGTGTATTCATATACCCAAGTCCAATATTGATTGGTCTAACTTCTTCTACACCTTTACCTTCAATATCATAATTGTTCATTTCGATATAACCATACTCAGGAAGATCCGCTGTATCAAAATCTACTACTCTTAACTCACTTTCCTCTGTATTCATAAACTCTGACAGCTGTGCCATTAGAGTATTGTTATCAGGATTCCCCTGTGCATCAACAGCTGCTATTAAATTGTCTCTATGTGTGCTCCAATCAGACTCAATGGTCAAGTCAGTATTGAACGTCTTAGAGAATGCCCCTCCAAAAGAAGGGTTTCCAACTGTAGTAGTTGTTTCTGATTCTGGTGTTCCTGTATCTCCTGGTACATTAGGATCAGGTGGCACCGCAGGATTTGTGGTAGTCTGCGTATATGATGGTGTAGTACAAACCCAGATACCTGTTATTGTAATAGGTAAAACTCTTTCTCCTGTTCTATGGGGATCGTATCTAAAGATAGACCACTTAAGTCGCTCGGATGGTGGCGGAACACTTCTGAATCCGTGAGTATACATCTCTTGAGCTATTTCCACATAAGATACAGTGGGAACAACTGTTTTCATATCATTAAACGCAAGATCCATATAATCTTGTGCAGCGATTGCATAATCAAATGCATCACCTATTTCGCAAAAGAATGTCTTGGACTCTTTAAACATATCGCCACTGTCATTATAATTCGGTTCCAGCTTCTTATTACCGATATCTTCCTCGTCCTCAACGCATTCAACAATCTCTTTATAATTGTTATCGATCTCTGCGCTCTTACTCAGTCCTCTAGTATCAATTTTAAATTTATCTTTATCTAAAGGTACATCACAAATGACGAAATCTTTGATAGCTTCAAAGTAACCCTCAAACCCATCTTTCAATCCCTTTTCAACACATCTATTTCTTTTATTTTTAAGTGGAAGACCCTCACCACCTATCTCCTCTCCAATTATAATTGTCTTTGTTTGAGTGCCACTTTCTCCCTTCTGAGTCCAGGTCTCGCCAGCAATCTCGATAGTACCTAATGCAGTTTGAGCAGTGTCTGGATTATCATCCCACTGCAGCTCTAGTTCAATCTCAACACGTCCTTCAGTTGCAATTGCTAAATTTAATCCGCCACTTCCTCTCGCTTCTCGATTCGGGTCAAATGCAAACTTAGCTGATCCACCGTATACAGTTCTGATGAAGAAACTAGCATTAGCATCATCTCCGTCATTATCTAATAAACGAATAGCAGTTCCACTCTGATCGAGCATCTTTGGTTCGCCACCAGTAGCTACTGCAGCATAACCTGAATCTAAGTTTGCTTCTGCTAAACCTCTAAACGTAATTGGTGTAAAGACAGCATTCTCTAGTGTTGCATCAGTACCTAATAGCGCTACAGCTTTAAACACACCACTGTTAACAGAGTTTGCTCTTGTACTCTGCCTACTACACATATTCTCTTTTGTGCCCCAAGTATCTGTATGTTGATCAGACACAGCTTTCATAAAAGGTTTTAGCTCACAGTCAATAGGACTATCTTTACCATAACTTTTTGTCCATCCATCTAATTGATCGATGTATTCTGTAACGTCCTCACAAACGTCCAGGAGCACGTCGCATTTCGGTGGTAGGTACTTTGTGTACCCAACCTTCTTTGGATAGGTATAGAACCCGCTTATGGTACCAATCAGAGGTACTTGCGATGCAACAAACGTTGGTACTCCCAGAAATGATAATCCAATTGATGATTGAGCTTCAACATCATTGTATCCTGAGATGCACTCGGCGGTCGCCCCGCTGGAAGACCCTGTTACGTTATGCCCAGGAAATCCACCACTCGCTGTACCTTCCTCAAACTCAATAATATGCAAAGCATTCGATTCATTATACCTATGCCAATCCTTTACAGTAGCAGTCGCACCATTTGCTCCTGTCACTGTCTCCCCTGGTTTAAATTCTCCAGCGGGATTGCGAACAGCAACGCGCTCCGTAAAGCTGTCGCATATCCATAGCGTATAGTATTGCTCGTCCCCTGTTACATTTATTTTTACGGGAGAATACTGCTGACAATTATCCTCAGTCGTCTGTGCTCCTAATGTTGTCAGATTAAAATAATACTCGAAATACTGTTCGTCCGTATTAATACCAAGACGTGGAATAGTTTCTTCGGACGAAAAGAATCCTCTACCGAGAAATCCAAACCCTCCGCCAATTGGTGATCCATATGGTGACGTGATTGTTAAACCACCCTCAGCACCATATGGACTCGATCCATATGTAAATCCAGGTCTACCTGTACCGTACGTCATAACCCTATTTCTTGCCTCAGTTCAATTGCTTGTACACGCTTCTCTAAATCCTCTAAGTACTTCCCTAACGGTTCGTGCTCAGTACGCCCTGGACGCTTAAAGAAAAACTTTGACCCTGACATAGCTCCAGGTACTTGCTTGATCTCTTCTTCAAGTTGCTTGACTCTTGCTTCAAGTTCCTTGATATAATTTCTCATCATCCTAGGATCATCTGTGATCTCAGGTGGCGTTTGGATTGACTTTGACGACTCTTGCATTTGGTTTCGTTTTTTTGATGGATAGCAGATTTCTCTCTGCGGTTTCAATTGACCTGAAATGATGTGCTAGCTCAGGGTCGGGACTCCAACTAGAATCCTCCTTCCAATATATCATACCCTTCACAAAATTACCAACGTGTGGTGCTGCTATCGTCCAATACTGTTTACGTGCCATTCCAAAAAACCTCTAAGGGCGTTTTTTACTTGGGAAAAATATTTTTTA